GTCTGAAGCTTCTGGTTGATCGGCAATCCGTTGATGGACGCCGCCTCCGCCCGGATCGGCGGCGCTAAGGCCATTGTCCCAAGAATCAAAGTACAGAAAAGGACGGCCGCCAACGCAACCGTCCTTCCTCGTTTTAGTAATTTATTCCCCTTCGTCCGCATCTGCATCATCCCCCTTGTTCTGGAATCTTCGGAACAGACCTGCCACATAGGTCCATCCCCTGGTCGCTACCAGTGCCAGGACAAATCCGATCACGATCATAGCAATGATAAAGTACCATGTCACTGGAAAATTTGCAGAGTCTACATAGGCGAAGTACGCCACCAGGGTAAACGCCACAGACAGCACCAGAACCTGCAGATCCGTCGGGATGCTGCGCAGTCCCGGCAGTCCTTTTGTCACCTGGGTAATCACGACGGTCAGGAAACAGATGACCCCTGCCACAAAAATCAGGAGATTGAGATTCTCCATCACCATCTTAAACACATCTAACTGCATTGCTTCTGCCATACATCATTCCTCCTTTTACATTCCAATCAGTTTCAATACATAGCCCGTCACGATTCTGATCACTGCCGTAATCACATAACCGTTAACCTTACGCCACATTTCTCCGTCACGTTCCTCTTTCAGTCTGTGGATGGTTCTCTTACGCCCGTCCTGCATCCTGCAGTCAAACTCATCATGTTGCTGTCTGCTTATAACATCGTTTATTACCCTCTCTCCTTGTCGTTCACTGTCATTTTATGCATAAAAATAAGACCGGTTCACGGTCTCGCTTTGAAGAAAACACAAAAAAAGGGTGGCAAGTATATTAATAAATTACTACGCTTGCAACCGGCGGAGTTAAAAGTAGAAACCAAGCGCCGTAAAGAAAAAAATCTACGGCTTCGCATAGAGAACGACTACCTAAAAAATGAACGCCTATTACTATTATTGTAAAAGAGTACAGTCTGAAGATAAATATAAGATGGCTTCTGTAAAGTTTCCAGACGGCAAGTCTATAAAATGGTATCTGGTAGTTACCAATGGGGGAATATAGGTTCTCTCCTTTTCCAGCGTTAGAGCAAAGAAATAGCAGGAAACCATTTTTCTGATTTCCTGCTGTAATCACCGATGGGTGACAGATACTTATCTTTACTGTTATGCCCAGAATGAACATTAAAAATGAAAACGGTTATCTTCCTTAAACTGTCGCCGCTTTGGATTGCCCTCACACCGATAAATCTTATGCCGCTTCAGATCATAAATCACGGACCATACCGTATCCTTTCCGGTGCCCCTATCATATTGACAGAGAAAACCATAATCGCCGGATAACAGCTTTTTCGCAAATGCCCGACTAAAGTCCTCATTCCCCCGACAAGCTGAAAACATAGTTTGGAACCGCGTTTCTGCAAGCCAGTCGTCAATATCAGAACTGTTATAACCTATCATCTCTGTAAGATGGAACTTATTTGTAGCACAAACAAAAGAATGATGATTACTTAAAGACATTGTAGTTTGTATACGCTCCGAATTACATTCAACAAGTGCTACTGATCCGGATGTATCTGCTAAAATCAGTGTCTGCGCAGAAGCGATCGGTAACTGGTACAAACAGGAAATCGCCTCCGATACATTTTGACATTTTTCTAACAGGTATCTAAGAATCAATCCCGCATTAAATCCTAGCTTGCGTTGGCGCGGATAAACAGATGTCAAACCAACAGCCAAACCATGTTCGTTGACTCCATCTTCAACCTCTACAAAGGCGGTTGTATTTCCCGTAAAAGAATATGTTCCATCGGTCAGCCTATAAATCACATTCATATTTAGTTTTTCCATTTCTGTCAGAAAATCACTGTTCCGTCCCAGCAGGATTTCCTGCCCTGTAGTGAATCCAAAACAGGAACAGTTACACGCTGGCGGAATGGAGTACATACTAAACAAGACTGCCTGTAAAATATGGACATCGCAATGTTGTCCATCTGCAAGCCCCTGGATTTCTTCTGTAATTTCACAGTAATATTGCTTATAGACGGGAAGACAGGATAACGCGTAGTCAATCCGTTCCTGCGTAATTTCAAACGGAATATTTTCCAAAATTATATTTTGATGTTTTAGCAGTAAAGAACCCCACCGAAAACCTGCTTCATAGTGTGTTCCCCTAAAATGTGCATGGTACATTTTTACACGCTCCTTATAAAATAAATGAGATAAAGAGCTACCGGTAACTCTTATTCAAGAGTAACTGAATAAAAATTTTAAGTCAAGTCTTATATTATTGTCAAAGTTCACCTGTGTGATTCAGATAATCGCTCCTGCTTTTTCAGATCATCAAAACATCCCCCATGCTCAACACGTTAAATTCATATACAAAAAAGAGCTTGTAAATACAAGCTCTTTTGAGAGGCGCAGACCGGATTTGAACCCGATTCTTTCCTATTACAACAGTATCGCCATTACTACACATGTGCGAAACCCCTTGTAAATACGCTATTTTCCCATTTTTGATTCATACGAGAACATAATCATTTATACGCTAAATTAAAACTATGCAACACGAAATGCAACACGAAGATGATACAATATTTCTCCCTCCGGAGTCTACACCCCGGAGGGATTTTCTTTAGTTCTTCACGATCCGGATCTGTACCCGGTCAATCCCGATCCCATAGATCCCGGCGTAGGCATCCGCGCCCGTGCTGTACTGGCTGGACCAGGAAAGCCATCCCGTCCGGTCGGTGAGCTGTACTCGTACCTCCGCATGATATCCCGGTTTGTTGACAAGCTTTACCTGGATTCCGTCGATGACGTCTCCATAGATCCCGGCGTAATCATTCGGAGCCTTTCCGGATGCGTCCGTCACCCACGGCAGCCATTGGCCTCCCCTTAAGTGTACCCGGTACTGTAAATTTCCTACTGCGGACTGGGGGCCAACTGTATACGCTTTCAGTCCGGTGACCGCCCTACACGGAATCCCGGCGTAGCCGTCGGAACTTACATTATTATAATTTGTCACCCAAGGCAGCCATTGCCCATTCACATATGCCTGATACCGGACATTGATTCCGGATGCGGACACAGATCCTCCAGTGGACGGAGCAGACGGCTTGCCGGATGTACTGGAACTTCCCGTATCCGGCGGCAGATCTTTGTCCCCGGCTACCATGCTCTTGAAAGAGCTCCATGTTACCGGATCATCGTTCAGTACAAACGGATTCGGACAGTATTTCCCGACCACATCATAGTGCCGGACCACACGGGACAGGGGAACATTGTACTTCTTCATCAGCCCCTGCACCAGCTTCACTGTGCTGTTGATCGTGGCGTTTTCAAAGTACCAGTCCCTGGACGTATCACTCCGGCTCCCGGACGTCCTTACACACATCTCAATATTGATGCTGTTGTAGTTGGTGCATTTCCCATAGACGCTTCCTCCCTTTGTGCCTGGGTATTTGTTGCCGCCTACCGACCAGGCCGCCAGACTGTCAGACACACTCTGCCAGACCTCCCCGGAGTACCCGACAAAATAGTGGGCGGACGCCCCACGGTATCCAGTTGAAAAATAGGTCGCATTGTTTGCGGCACTTCCCGGAGCCCCGGTATAATGCACTACGATGTACTTGATCCCGTTCCCGTACCGGCTGGACGCATTGATCGTCTGAAGCTTCTGGTTGATCGGCAATCCGTTGATGGACGCCGCCTCCGCCCGGATCGGCGGCGCTAAGGCCATTGTCCCAAAAATTAGGGTACAGAAAAGGACGGCTGCCAACGCAACCGCCCTTCCTCGTTTCAGTAATTTATTCTTTTTCGTCCGCATCTGCTTCATCCCCCTTGTGCTGGAATCTCCAGAACAGATCTGCCACATAGATCCATCCTTTTGTTGCCACCAGCGCCAGGACAAATCCGATCACGATCATGGCAATGACAAAGTACCATGTCACCGGGAAGCCCGTCATATCCACATAGGCAAAGTACGCCACCAGGGTAAACACCACAGACAGCACCAGAACCTGTAAATCGGTCGGGATGCTGCGCAGTCCCGGCAGTCCTTTTGTCACCTGGGTAATCACGACGGTCAGGAAACAGATGACCCCTGCCACAAAAATCAGGAGATTGAGATTCTCCATCACCAT